CATTGATAGCGACTCAACTGACGCAACCCGTGGCTTTGGCGCGGGCGCAACCAACGATTTCATCAACTTCAACGGCAGCACTACGGGCGGAGTTGCGGGAACGTGGGTGCAAATTGTTGCGTTGGCTGCACTCAAGTACATGGTAACTGGCGTAGCGGTAGGCTCTGGTTCGGTTGCGACTCCGTTTGCCGACTCCTGATTAGGGGGCCAACATGGCTATGCAAACCGATGTCAAAGCCAGCGCGGCGCTGACCAGCACGGGTAATTTCAAAGACCAGAACACGAACAATCTTGGTCGTGTTCGGGTTAAGGCGATTTACCTGATCCCAACGGGGACGGCTGGTAGCGTCACACTCAAAGACGGCGGGTCGGGCGGCGCAACGGTGGTTGTTATTAACACCGTTGCGTCGGCGACCCAGCCAACACAATTGCTAATTCCCGGCCAAGGCTTGTTGTTTGAAACAGATGTGCATGGCACGGTTTCAAACGTAGCGTCGGTTGTGTTGTTCTACGGGTGATTTATGCAAAGTGAGCAGAGCTACAGCCTCGCAGGTCGCAAGTTATTTGTGGCTCTGCCCGCCTATGACTTCAAGGTCAGCCTCAAGCTGGCGGTATCGCTGGCAAGGTTAGCCCAGCAGCTGCCGCAGCATGGGGTTGACCTGAGCATAGGCAGCATCTGCGGATGTTCCGTGGTGTCTCGCGCCCGTAATTTACTAGTGCGAGACTTTCTGGACACAGACAGCACAGACCTGATGTTCATTGACGCAGACATCAACTTTGAGCCGGATTCAGTGTTGCGCCTTATGGCCTGGGCTACCGATCCCAAGAAAGGGATTGTAGGCGGCGTGCCACGCACCAGAAAAACGGACAAAGTGTATATCGCGCAGCTAGATCAGGACGAAGAAGGGGTAACAATGAACCGCATGGGCCTGGTGCGTGCCAAGCGCATTGCTACCGCTTTTATGCTGGTTCGCCGCGAAGTCTTTGAGCGCCTAGTCAACGAAAACCCCCAGTGGAACTATCACGATCACAACACCGACAAGTTGCTTAATGCCGTGTTTGATTTCCTTGTAACCGAGGAAGGCTACATGGGCGAAGACTACTTGTTCTGCGACCGAGCGCGTGCAATCGGGTACGAAATTTGGGTTGACCCGACAATCAAACTTGGCCACATGGGCGTGCAGGAATACGAGGGTGACTTTGGGCGAGATGTGCTGTACCCAATGATCAACCCCATTGAGAGCAAACGGGTGGCTTAATGGCAAAGACCCCAGCATGGCAACGATCAGAAGGAAAGAGTCCCTCTGGTGGTTTGAATGCCAAAGGGCGCGCTTCGTACAACAAAGCCAATCCGGGGAAGCCGGGGTTGAAAGCTCCGCAGCCCGAGGGTGGCGCCAGGAAGAAATCGTTTTGCGCGAGGATGTCCGGGATGAAGAGCAAGCTGACATCCGCGAAGACGGCTAACGATCCAAACAGCCGTATCAATAAGGCGCTGCGCAAGTGGAAGTGTTGAGATGGAAATGATGCTATGGAATGTCATCCTTTCATTTGTCTCTGGCCTGGTGCTGTGGCTATTGAAAGTGATGTGGGATGAGTTGCAGAGAGTGCAAATTCTTCTTAACCGAACCAGAGAAGAGATTGCGCGAGACAACATTACAAACGATGAGATCAATCGAATTTCTCAGCACATTGATCAGCGGTTTAACAAGCTAGAACAGAAGATTGACAATCTGATGCAAAGGAACCCAAATGCGTAACATGACGATGCCCCCAAAGATGATCAAAGACGCCAAGTCTGCTTATGAGCAGTCGCGCACCACGTCGTTTAAGCACGGCGGATCCGCATCCAAGCGCGCCGATGGGTGCGCCCAGCGCGGCAAAACTAAAGGCAAGATGCTGTGAAGAAGCTATCGCTTGGCAATTGGTCAACTGGCGGCAAGTCAGTTGAGCAAGGCGGTTATGCAATGTCAAAGCGCCCGGCCAAGAAGAGCTCCGTACCGAAAGAGTTTGGCAAATCCAACAAAGGCATGACCTTTTCCAAAGGTGGAGAAATGAAAGAGTCTAAAGCGATGATGAAAAAGGAACTGTCCTTCATGAAAAAGAAGGGCGCTCCCAAATCAATGGTTCGCCACGAAATGGCGGAGGCCGGCATGGAAGCGGGCGGCATCCCGAAGCGCCTGCCCAATCCCAAGCAAATGGGCAACATGGGCATGAAGGCTGGCGGCCTGGCCATGGGTCACAAAACTGCCGATGGCGTTGCCATGAAAGGCAAGACCAAAGGCTCCATGGTAAAAATGGCAGCTGGCGGCATGGCCATGGTCAACAAAGGCGGCAAGATGGTTCCGGCATTTGCTGCTGATGGCAAGGGCAAAATGGCCAAGGGCGGCATGGCTAAACGGTACTGCTGACATGATGCCCAGTCGCGGGATGGGCGCAATCAACCCATCCAAAGTCCCAGAGCGCCGCAAGCGACGCGATGACACAGACTTCACCGAGTACGCCGAGGGCGGAAAGGTGAGCCGTGTTAACGAAGCCGGCAACTACACGAAACCCGGTATGCGGAAAGCGCTTTTCAACCGCATCAAAGGGCAAGCGACGCAAGGGACTGCGGCAGGGCAATGGAGCGCGAGAAAAGCGCAGCTATTGGCAAAGCAATACAAAGCCAAGGGAGGTGGGTATCGTGATTGATATAGAAGCGTTGAGAATCAAAACGCCGGTTACAAACCAATCCATCTCGGTCAAACATACGGGCTGGTGCGCTATTCATGACGAAGGCCCGTGTACTTGTGACGCAGATGAAATACAGGCAGAGCTTGAGCTAGAAGAAGCTGGGTTGACCGAAGAGGATTTTGAGTGAAATCTCCTCAGCAGTCGCTTAAAGACTGGACTGCGCAGAAATGGCGCACAAAGTCTGGCAAACCGTCGTCGAAGACGGGCGAAAGGTATTTGCCTGAGGCGGCCATCAAGTCTCTGACGCCGGCGGAATATGCGGCGACGACCAGGGCAAAGCGGGCGGGCAAAGCCAAGGGCCAGCAATTCGTTGCGCAGCCCAATCGCATTGCCAAGAAGACAGCTGCCTTTCGGTAATGGCCAACCACCTGCGCAAAGAGAAAAGACGGAAAAACAAAATCAGCGCGCCATCAGGAAATCAGCATGACAACGACCGGAACCACGTTATTCAACCTCGACCTAGCCAATTTGATGGAGGAGGCTTTCGAGCGAGCGGGTGGCGAGATTCGGTCGGGCTACAACGTCAGGACAGCCCGTCGGAGCTTGAACCTGCTGACCATCGAGTGGGCCAATCGCGGGATAAACCTTTGGACGATTGAGCAGGGGCAGATTGCACTTAACCAAGCACAGATTGCGTACAACTTTCCGGTTGATACGATTGATCTGCTAGACCAAGTAGTCAGAACGCAAACAGGCATCGGACAGACCGACATCAACATCACTCGGATTTCTGTTTCCACCTACGCGACAATTCCGAACAAAAACGCTCAGGGCCGCCCGATTCAAGTGTGGATCAACCGCCAGTCAGGGACGGTATCAGAGACAGGGCTTACGTTGAGTGGCAATCTGTTGGCGGGCGACACTACGATTACGTTAAGCGCAGCCCCTACGGCGCTTCCGCAGGTTGGGTTTGTCAATATTGGAAGTGAAACTATTCAATATACCGGCATCAGCGGTGTGACGCTAACCGGGTGCATTCGTGGGCAAAACGGCACCACAGCTGCTGGCCACTCATCGGGTGCAGCGGTATCTCTTAACAACTTGCCTTGCATCAATGTTTGGCCGTCGCCTGACCAGAGCAACTTCTATACGTTTGTCTATTGGCGGCTACGACGTATTGATGATGCCGGCAATGGCCGCGACAACCAAGACATCCCGTTCAGATTGATGCCATGCCTGGTGTCGGGGCTGGCGTACTACATTGCCATGAAGATCCCGGAGGGGCAGGGCCGGGTAGACCGGCTGAAACTAGATTATGAAGAGCAGTGGTTGCTGGCTTCTTCGGAAGATCGAGAGAAGGCGGCCTTGCGGATAGCGCCGCGACAGATGTTCATCTGAGGCTGCTATGCCAAACAGGTTTGCATCTGGCAAATACGCAATTTCGGAGTGCGACCGATGTGGGTTCCGCTATCAGCTAAAGCAATTGAGAACATTGGTTGTCAAAACCAAGAACGTCAACCTGCTGGTGTGCCCAACGTGCTGGGAGCCCGATCAGCCGCAGCTCCAGCTTGGGATGTATCCGGTGGACGACCCTCAGGCGCTACGCAACCCGAGGCCGGACACAAGTTACCTTCAGTCTGGACTGAATGGTCTGCAAACGCAGCCGCTGACGCTCCCCACGGCGGATCCGTATGCGTTTGGCCAGCCGGAGGGTGGCAGCCGAATCATCCAGTGGGGGTGGAATCCGGTTGGGCTGAACAACCCATTACAAATCGTTGGATTGCAGGATAATCTACAGGCTACTGGTTCTGTCGGATCGGTGTCGGTCACAACCACTTAGGAGGTAAGATGAACAAGTATCTTTCAGGCGGCGATGTCAAAAAGGTAAAGAGCATTGCCAAGGCAGAAGTCAAGGGACACGAAGGTCGGATGCACGGGAAAGGTTATGCAAAAGGCGGCGTTACTTCGTTGCAGCGAAAACAGCTTGGACGAGGCATGGCTAAAGTTGCGAACCAAAAGGTTCCCAGCTTTACCTATCGCAAAACAGGAGCGAAATGATGAGCAAAGCCAACGACAAGTTCCATTTCTTCTCGCCGGACACCAAAGATCCCATCGGCAAATACACTCAGCCCAAGGGATATACGGATACGATGGGAGAGAACGGCTACCCAAATAACGTTGCCAACACGCAGACGATGCGCACGCGCGGCACCAAGAACACGACGCGCGGCAACAGCAATAGTCAGAAGATGGGGTGATATGAACTACTCGACCCTGTTTGAGACAATCAAGGGATACGTTGAAAACGATTTCCCTGGCACAACGTGGACGGACTCTGCCGGCACCGGGACTGTTACCTTTACCCAAAAGGAACAGGTTGATACGTTCATCAAACAGGCCGAGCAGCGCATCTATAACACCGTTCAGCTGCCGGCGTTGCGGAAAAGCGTGTCGGGTAACTGCACGCTTCAAAACAAATATCTTTCCATGCCAAGCGACTGGTTGGCGATGTTTTCGCTGGCCATCATTCGCAACGACGGCACACAAGAGTATTTGTTAAACAAGGATGTGGAGTTCATCCGTGCGATGTTCCCGGATCCAACCGACTATGCTGAGCCGACGCATTACGCAATCTTTGACAACAACACAATGATCCTGGGGCCAACTCCAGATGCGTCATACAGCATGGAGATGCACTATTACGGCTATCCCACAAGTATCGTAGACTCGCTAACCGGGACGACCTGGCTTGGGGATAACTTTGATAGCGCACTGCTCTACGGAGCGCTGCTAGAGGCATACACTTTTATGAAGGGCGAAGCAGACGTGATAGGCGTGTACAAATCACGCTACGACGAAGCGCTGGCGCTCCTCAAGGCGCTTGGTGATGGCAAAGATCGTCAAGACACTTATCGTTCTGGCCAAGTAAGGTATCCCGTCGCATGATTACCATGACTACAGGCGTATCCGGCGTGCAAGTCAGAACGACCGATGATCGAGGGTTTGCTCCTGAGGAGGTGGCGCACAGGTGCGTAGACAAGATCATTTCCGTGGGCAATCAAACTCACCCAGCCATTCGGGATCAAGCGCAGGCATTCAAGGATCACATTCACGCTGTTGTGACGTTCTACATCAGGGATGCAATCCGCAACGATAGGCACACTATCGCAACTCGCCTCCGGGATGCCGGTCATCCCGAACTCGCAACCATTTTGGAGAACTAATATGGCGTTTACGGGAAACTTCATGTGCACCAGCTTTAAGCAGCAGCTGATGCAAGCGATTCACAACTTTACGTCGGGAACGGGCAATACGTTTAAGCTGGCTCTGTACACCAACAGCGCATCGTTTACAGCTGCAACAACGGCCTATACGACAACCAACGAAGTCACGGCAAGTGGCTCGTATGCTGCGGGTGGCGGCACGCTGACAAACAGCACGCCTACCACGTCCGGCACGACCGCTTTTACCGACTTTGCCGATTTGTCGTTTACGACCGCTACGATTACGGCGTATGGCGCATTGATTTACAACGACAGCGCAACCGGCGATCCGGCTGTGGTGGTGCTGGATTTTGGCGGCGCCAAAACGTCCACCAACGGGACGTTTCAGATCATCTTCCCGGCAGCTGATGCTTCTAATGCCATCATCCGCATTGCCTGATAGGGCTGAAATGTGGATGACGTTACCGTCCCGCTTGGAGGCTGGGGCGCCCTAGCCTGGGGTGAGGCGGCTTGGGGTGAGGGCTCCGTAAGCCTGGTTGCGACCGGGCAAGTCGGGGCCGTTGTCGTTGCGGCAAGCGCCGATGTAGAAGTTACGGGCGTTTCCGCGAGCGGTCAGGTTGGTAGCGTAGAGGTTACTGGCGGCGCAGACGTTGAAGTAACAGGTGTTACTGCTTCTGGCCAAGTCGGTCAAGTTAACGTTACGGGCGACGCCAACACCGATGTCACCGGGGTTGCGGCCACGGGCGAAGTAACAGGTGTTACGGTCGCCGCCGATGCGAATGTTGAAGTAACAGGTGTTACCGCTTCGGGCGAAGTGGGGGATGTCGCGGTTACTGGCGACGCAAACACCGATGTGACGGGTGTTTTTGCATCCGGGCAGGTGGGTTCGGTTGAGGTTGCAGCAGCTGCAAATGTTGACGTTACTGGATCGTCGGCCACCGGCGAGGTGGGGTCGGTTGATGTTATTGGTAACTCTGTCATTGTTCTTGCCGATGGGGTGTCCGCAACCGGCCAAGTGGGCAGTGTCGCGGTTACTGGCGATGCCAACGTCAGTGTTACAGGGGTTTCGGCCACTGGAGAAGTTAGCACAGTAGATGTTAGCGCCGGCGCCACGGTTTCTGTATCGGGCAGCTCGGCCACCGGGCAGGTTGGCAGTGTCACGACGACCGGCGGCGCAGCGGTCAATTTGACTGGAGTTGCAGCTTCCGGGATTGTTGGAAATGTCTTAGTATGGGGTCTAATTGACGATGGGCAGATCCCAAATTGGGGGGCAATTAACGACAGCCAGTCAGTCACATGGGGCGCCGTTAATACAACCCAATCAGTGACTTGGGGCGCGGTAAACGATAGCCAATCCGTTACCTGGTCAAACATAAATGATGCCCAGACGCCGGATTGGGAAGAAATCACGCTTGCAGCGTAAAGGATTGAGAAATGACTATCAGCTACACCGCATTGCTTGGGCTTGCACAGCCGGTCACGGGAACCGAAACAGGCCAGTGGGGCACGGTTGTTAATGACGAGATTACTGCGCTTCTTGAGGACGCGGTTGCCAATGCCGCGAGTATCAGCGTTACCGCTGGCAACGTCACGTTAAGCACCACCAACGGATCGTCCAATCAAGCAAGGATGTCCACCCTGATCATTACGGGGACGCCTGGCACAACGCGAAACGTGGTTGCTCCGAGTCAAGCAAAGATTTATGTCGTCATCAATCAATCAGACGGCGCGGTGGTTATCAAAGGAGCGGCCACTTCTGGCGTGACGATTGGGGCCGGCCAAACAGCGCAAGTAGCCTGGAACGGGTCAGACTTTGTTGAGATTGGCAACTATGTTCACGGAAACTTTGTTGTAAACGGCAATCTAAGCGTCAATGGCGATTCAACACTTGGAAACGCCGGGGCAGACACCACGACCATCAATGGCCAGGTGATAGCCGCAAACTCAAATATTTCCAAAACCACCACGCTCAGCGCGAGCGCGCCCGCATTGGCCTGGATCAAAGGGGCCACCTATACCGACACTGGGACGGCTGGCGGCACCACGCAGGCGCTTGCACCGTTTACGGTGTTTAGCACCCCAACGCTATCCACCAGTAACATTGTTACTTATACAGACGCAGCAACGGTCTACATTGCAGGAGCGCCAGCTGCGGCAGGTAGCGCAACGATCACCAACCCATACTCTTTGTATGTAGCTGCTGGTAATGCGTACTTTGGTGGGACAGTAACGGCGGGGACGGTCAATTTTACGACCCTAGACCTAACCAACCTAGAAGTCACGAACATCAAAGCCAAGGATGGTACGGCTTCGATGACGCTGGCGGACTCTACTGGGGTGGTGACGTTTTCTGCTAACCCTGTGTTAAACGCAGGCACCGCCAACGGTGTTCCCTACCTCAACGCCTCCAAAGTCCTGACCACTGGGTCTGCGCTGACGTTTGATGGGACGAATTTAGGACTGTCAAGCAGTTCTGTTGCTGCTGTCGTGAAGATTGAT